ATCTACCTCTAAGATTCATGCGCGGGCTAGGTTTTGAAAGTTGGTCGACTACGTTCTTAGCAGTTTTGTTATTTTTCACTCGTCTACTATTTCCCATGTGTAACTATATAATCGATGTTGGTAATAAGTTGGCGCTTATCGCCGCCCCAGACAGCCTCGTCAAAATAATTTTCAATTATGATCTGGCTATCAGGACTTATGCCTGTACTCACCCAAAAGCTATATCTACCATAAGCGTCTGGCTCAGAATGTGTTAAGTGCATGCCTTTGCTCATCGTCCTGTAACACGAAAACTCAGATGTGTGCCCTTCATACCGGCCACTTGTGCCGAATCTAGACAACATCTGGTAAAATTTTCCGAGAACAGGAACATCAGCGCTAAAAGCTGCTCCACAATCCGCGACATCCTTGAGCCACCGCCTAAAAGCATCAATATTATGTCCAAGATTCACAGATGTACAATCTTTCGCTAAGCAAGTCCGCACATTGCGAACCATCCTCCACAAATTGTTGGAGCACACTGGTTTGCATTGGCAGAACTCAACCTCCTCAAAATTGTACACAGGTTTCTCGCACTTCATGTTGAACCCGAACTGCTTAAAGTATAGATCTAAGTCAGCCAGGAGCCCCAAATGCTTCCTTTGGATAAACACTAGACAATCGTCACCATTATTAGCAAACTCATACTCAACGCGTTTGGAGTCCAAATACGCCTTACACATTAAACACATCAGCAGTTTGTTACCCAAGGATGTATTCATGTCTCCGGACATTCTTGAACCTTTCTTTTTGTACTTAAACCAACCGTCACTACCTTTAGCAACACCAATATTGATTAACTGTTCTTTCAGTAACTTTGACAGTTCTGTACTTTTGTAAATGGCATCGTATATGCTGTGCTCAAATTGTAGTGCTTGGGTCGAAACATGTTGGTCGAACCGAGAAGCATCAAGCCCTATGACAGCGCACTTTGGAATGCTGTCAAATTTCTGCTTCAAGGTAACCGCTAACTGAGTTGAGTTGTATTTGCTCATGATGGTGGGCGAACCGAATAATTTATCAACTGCATCATATAGTTTGTGTTCTATGGGCCTTAAATACTTCCCCACTTCGACATTGAACCGAGGCTCCCGTGGTTGTATAACCCGTGGTGCCGGATCTTGCTTAATGGTGAAGTTGATCTTTTCAGCCTTGACGAATGTTTTAAGACGTGCATCACGGGAACAGATTGGTTTTAACGCCAAACTGGCCACTGCCCTCTCATATGTCAGGCGCCGGGGTCCCTTGTAGTAATCCACGAACTGGTCGCGGCTCACAGGGGATTGTCGTCCAACAGAGCGAACAATGGTGCGTTTTAATGATGCAAGTCTTTTCTCAAACACACCGGGAATAGGTTGAACACATTTTGTTAAGTTCCGGTCAGTGTAGAGAACCCGCTCACCAACCCCACGCAAAAGGTTGGCGACGGAATTATTATGGGTGTTCAAATTATCGTCGACAATGAAGTTGCCCATATACAAACATTTTCGACGTTTAGGTGCCCCTGCATATACTGGAGACAGACCG